CAAAAGTAGCCAGTGCTAGTATATCCGCCGGCGCTCTGGGCATGGAAGAATATATACGAAATTATCTAGATAATACGGCCGCTAAAGCGCAACAGGATGCTATGAATACAGCAAAGCAGTCCGGTAAACATCCAACCGTCACGCGAACACCAACCGGCAATGAAACATGCAAGTGGTGCGACTCACTTGCCGGCACGTATACTAATCCGGGGCGTGAGATATTTGCTCGGCATGGTGGTTGTGATTGTATAATAGTCACTCAAGGTTATAATTCTCGTAATGGTAAATTAAATAATTATGTCAAACCAACCAATAAATAAAATAGTCATATTTGGTCAAACCCCATCTAAAAAAAATAATAAACAAATACGTCAGAACCGTAAAACCGGCCAACGATTTATTGGATCTAGTGATATAGCAAAAGGGTGGGAAATTGATGCGCTTACTCAATTAAAACAAGAATGCCGGCGCTTTAATAAAGGTCGAATACAAATTGACTATATGTTTTATGTTGTGGATGACGTGCAACGTGATCTAGATAATATGGTGGCTTCAGTAAATGATGTATTACAACAGGCTAACGCTTTGGCTACTATAAAAAATGGAAAACTAAAACTTCTCAAAGGTACTGGGATTATATATGGTGACCACTGGCAAAAATTACGCCTAGGGTCCGCAGATGCAGAGATTGATAGAAAAAACCCACGAGTTGAAATTATAATTACTGAGTTAGATGTTTCATAGCATACTGGATATGTTACAATTACAATATCTGGTATAATATTATCAAAATAATAAATACGCGTACGGCGCGGCAAAACCGGCTTAAAAAGGACAGAGATGGACGAAAATAAGCTGGTAGAAGATCCACGAATAGAAATCGCTGAAGCATTAGCCCAAAGGTTACTGTATAATCTAGCTGTCACATCGGTTCGTACAACTGACAAGTATCTTTATTATGATGCCGATAATGAAATAACCGACTTTGGTATTTCAACACCTCGAAAAATGCGCAACTCACGTCCTGGTATTGGATGGGCTGGTCGCGCGGTAAACACACTATCCGATCGAGTTGTATTTGATGGATTTGCTAACGATAAGTTTGGCATCAACGATTACCTAGACTCCATTAATGGGAATACTGTTATATCTAAAGGCAAACACGACACATTCATTGCTGGATGTGCCTTTGTTATGATTGCCGATGATGAGATGAGCGACAAAAAGGTGCTCGTACCATTTACCGCGCTCGAAGCAACCGGCGACATTGATAGCACATCTGGTTTATTACGATACGGTCTAGCAGTTACTAAATGGGCTAATCTAAAGCCAAATATGACATGGAGGGCGTGGGTTCGCTTCGCTCCTAAGGATTATATGGTATTCACACCCGACTTTACGGCAATATTCAAATGTCGCACATTATCAGAAATTATTGACAACCCAACAGGTAGATCATTACTGCTGCCATTGACTCACCGCGCAACCGCTAACCGCCCACTAGGTAAATCACGCCTAAGCAATACGGCTCGACGCATTATTAACGAGGTTGGTCGACTAAAACGCCGAGAAGAAATAGCCGAGGAATTTTATGCATTACCTCAACGATATATTAATGGCATCGCTGAAGGTGCTGAAAAGGATGCAAACCTAGACTCCGCTATTGGCAAAGTATGGGTGATGAATAAAGACGAAGATGGTGAAAAACCAGAAATTGGTCAGTTAACTCAAATGAGTATCGACCAGTTCGAGACTGCTAAAAAAGATAAAGCCCGCGATTTCTGCGCTGAGACAGCCCTAACGTTGCGTAACTTAGGTTATGAAACATCAAACCCAACCAGTGCCGAGAGCCTTACTGCTATGTCGGATGACCTATTACTAGAGGCTACAAATAGTCAAGAGGAAATGGGCCGACAGATTAAAGAGATAGCAATTACATTGCGATTGGCTATTGATCAGAATAATGTTATACCTGACGGACTAGATAAAATCGTACCTGCATGGAAACCTATATTTCAAGTTGATATTGGCGCTGCCGGCGATGCTATGTATAAATTATTTACCGTAATGCCAGAACTTGCCGGCACTATTGCTGGGTACCGTATGCTTGGTGTTGGTATACGCGAAGCCGAAGAGTTACAGACACGCCGCCTAGCCGCCACAACTGCTAGCTTTATGAATAACGGAGGTACAAAATAATGGCTGATATAGTAGCACCCAATCCATATGCAACAGTTGCTGAATTAACTGCGTTCTGGAAGGCTCCTGACAGCTCTTCTAGGGCATTAGTCTTGTTAACCCTAGCAAGTAACCGTCTGAGGCTAATCGGCGAGGATATAGGCATAGACACAGATGCTAAGGCTAATACTAGCCCGGCATATCTAGCTACAATTCAATGGGTAGTAATGGAAGCCACAAAACGCGCATTGCTTACTCCAACTGATGCAGCGCCAGCAAATAGCATCCAACAAACAGCCGGTCCATATTCCGAGAATATAGTGTTTACCAATCCGAGCGGTGACCTATGGTTTAAAAAGTCGGAATTAACCGCACTGAGTTTGTATGGTAAGCAGAAACTTGGTAATATAAGCACAACAGGAGAGGATATTTATTCATGACAAAAAAAGTATTTAACATGCAAGGTGGAAAGCACTCAGTACTAGCATATTCCGCATTTGAAAATCGCGCGTGGGGGAGTTGCGTAGCTAGCGCAGCAAGTTTTGTTGTTAGTATCGGAACTGGTATGGGATTAAACATATCTACCGGTGATGGTTTAATAAGTGTTGACACTACATTAGCACGCCGTATTCAGATCGATGCAGTCGAAACAGTAACCGTATCTGCAGCCAGCGCATCCTATGGTCGCATTGACAGCGTGGTCGCGTATATTGATACAGCCGTAACGCCGGATACATCCACCACCGATAACGCAAACAACATTCTAAAGTTTATTGTTGTTGCCGGTACAGCCGCCAGCACTCCAGTCGCACCAACCGGTGCAGCAATTCAAAGCGCAATCGGTGCCGGTAAACCGTACATGATACTTTACAACGCATTAATTCCACAGAATGCCGTAAATACTAGTGGTGTTACATTGACAGATTTGCGCAATGTATTCACTATTCAAAAAACTGCTAATATCGCCGACTTAGCTATTACTACCGGCAAACTAGACCAGTTTCTTACGAGTGGTTGGTTGGATGCGCTAGAAACTTGGACATATGCCTCGGCAAACACATTCACAGTTGTCGGAAATCAAACCACGAAATATACCAAAGGTACAAGGGTTAAATTTACACAGACAACTGTAAAATATGGTACTGTAATCAATAGTACATACAGCGCGCCAAATACTACCGTTACTTTAGCACCAAATAATGATTTTTCAATTACAAATGCGGTAATTTCTGCTAATTATTATTCTTATCAACTTAATCCGCAAGGATACCCAGGTTTATTCACATATACGCCAACCGTTACAGCCGACGCTGGCACACCTATAACAGTGTCAGTGCCAAGTTCATTTCAGGTAGTCGGAAATGTTGTTTTCGTAACTGGAGTTTGCACCGTTACTAATAAAGGAACTGCTACTGGACAGATTAAATTATCTGTACCAGTACCACTCACAAAAAATGGAGCATGCAACGCAACTGAATATGCGTTAGCCGGTAAATCCGGTAAAGTCGATGCTCAAGGTTCAATAATATATATATCACAATATGACGGTACAACATGGTGGGTTAATGGATATGTATTTGATTATAGTGTGTCATATGGTTATTAATTTGATAATTAAATAGGAAGTATGAAACACACAATGGATATATCACAACTTCTACAACTAGGATTTGCCGGTGGGATTGCTACATATTTAGTGGTATTTCTAGTTAAAGATGTGAAGGGTAGCCAGACAAAAATAGTCGATACATTAGAATGTATTCTAGAGGCGCTTAATATTAAAAAGGACAGAAAAAGATGACCATGTGGCTTATATATTTAATTCTATTTGTCGTTCTAGTCGCAGCGGTTATAATAAAACGTGATACTAAAGAATTAATACGCCGTAGTGATGAAATACAAAAGTCACTCAATACATTTATAGTAAAAGAAAGAAAACACAATGCCAAATGAAATAAACATCACTCTCGGAATTCTTATGATGGTCCTAATAGCTAGTTCATGGTATATCCACTTTATTGTTAAGGATGGTCTAGCTCGAAAAATACTGCTATGGGGCAATGGGTTATTATTTTCGATGCTATTTTTTAGAGTACTAGGATATATATTGGCTGAATTAAATATACTAGATGTGTATGGATCGCGAATATGGAACCAATACGTCATATTCTTTATTTACATAATAGTCATCGGCCAAACTTGGATGCAACGTGGCAGGTCAGAACGTGATGAGTCAGATGGCCACGAAGCCGACCGTAAAGAATTAAAAGCCAGACGAAAAAAAGATTAGTATTTATTGTTATTATTTACGTGTGTTATAATAATTTCATAAAGCAGAGCGCTCCTCGCGAGTAGTTGTGCCGATTACAATCAACAAGGAATAAGAAAATGACAAATACTGCATCGAATGTATCATTCGGCAAACCAAAAGCAACAGGTGCTGTTTTTATAGCACCATCGGGTACGGCTGTACCAACAGATGCCACAACTGCTCTAGTAGCAGCATATAAAAGTATGGGCTATATCAGTGAGGACGGCCTAGTTAACTCTGTAAAGAGTGATACTCAAGGCGTTAATGCATGGGGCGGAGACCTAGTATTAATGGGCCAGACGAAGTTCGGTGAAACCTTTATGGTTAACCTACTAGAAACTAATGCTGATGCATTGGCTGTATATTACGGCTCTAGCAACGTAACAGTAGTCGGTAGCGCAATCACTATTAAGCAAACCAGTGCGGCTTTGCCCAATGTAGTTGTCGTATTTGAAGTTGTTATGACTGGCGGACGTGTTAAACGTATCGTTATCCCTAACGCTCAAATTGTGGATCGTAGCGGCGACATTACCTACACAGATGGTGATGCTATCACCTATCCAGCATTGTTTCAGGCATATCCTGATGCAACTGGCGCAACTCACACCGAGTACATTGCTCTTGTAGCTTCTTAATCGATAAGGGCCACACATTAAGCATCCTAGCATATTGGCAGGA